TAAGATTAGCAGGAGATGCACAATCAAAAGAATTAGCACGTTCTTATCGTTCACAAAAATTTTATATTGTAAAAGTTGTGGATAGAGATAATGAAGAAGATGGTGTAAAATTCTGGAGATTTAAACATAACTGGAAAGGAGATGGACCAATCGATAAGATTATTCCAATTTGGAGAAATAAAGGAGATGTTACGGACGCTAAAGAAGGTAGAGACCTTATTTTAGTTTTACAATCAGTACCTTTACCAGGTGGAAGAGGGGAATATACTACAGTATCCGCTGTTATGTATGAAGACCCAGCTCCACTATCTAATGATGAAGCAACAGTTAAAGAATGGGTGGGTGATGAAAGAACTTGGAAAGATGTTTATTCTCAAAAACCAGTTGAATACTTAGAGGCGATTTCTAAAGGTTTAGACCCAGTTTGGGATTCAGAACAAAAGAAGTATGTTTATGACGACCCGAACGCTACACAAAATATTAGTAACACAACTACATTGGGAAGTCAGGACCCACAAGCAAACGACCCACAAGACGAAGACTTACCATTTTAATAAGTAGATATGGCATTAAAGAAAAAAACATTTTCAGAACTAAAAAATAAATTTTCAAAGAAAGCAAACTTTAAACCAGAAAGATTTTTTGATTTAGGGAATGCTTTCTTAGATGCTACAGGATTACCAGGTCCGGCTATGGGTCACTTACAAATGTTTCTAGGACATTCTGATACTGGTAAAACCACTGCTCTTATAAAAGCAGCAGTAGATGCTCAAAAAAAAGGAATTTTACCGGTTTTGATTATAACAGAACAAAAATGGGGTTTTGAACACGCAAAACTATTAGGTTTTGAATGTGAAGAAGTTGTAGATAGTACCACAGGTGAAGTAGATTGGGATGGATTTTTCCTATTTAACAACGATTTCCAGTATATAGAAGAAATTACGGATTATATTAATACTTTACTTGATGCACAAGATAAAGGTGAGTTACAGTATGATTTATTATTTTTATGGGATTCTGTTGGTTCAGTACCTTGTAAAATGACTTTTGAGGGTAAAGGTGGTAAAATGCATAACGCAGCTACATTAGCGGATAAAATAGGTATGGGACTAAACCAAAGAATAGGTAAATCTAGAAGACAAGACTCTAAATACACCAATACTTTAGTAGTTGTAAACCAACCTTGGGTGGAGTTACCAGACAATCCATTTGGACAACCAAAAATTAAAGCAAAAGGAGGAGAATCATTATGGTTAAACTCCACACTAGTTTTTAGATTTGGTAATCAAAAAAACGCTGGTACAACAAATATTTCTGCGGTAAAAGAAAAAAGAAAAGTTAAATTTGCGACTAGAACAAAGATTACAATAATGAAAAATCATGTAAATGGTTTAGGTTATGAGGATGGAAAAATATTAATAACCCCTCACGGATTTATAGCTGGAAGAGAAACTACCGAAGAGAAAAAATCAATAGATAAATATAAACAGGAATATGCTACATTTTGGTCTGAACAATTAGGAACAGGTGGTGATTTCGACTTAAAAATAGAAAAAGAAAATGACTAAATTAGAAAAAGGAAGTAAAGTAAAAGTACACTATGTAGGTACTTTAAAAGATGGTACAGAATTTGATAATTCACGAAAAAGAGAGCAACTATTAGAATTTACAATAGACGACGGCAATCTTTTAAAGGGATTCAACGATACAGTTAAAAATTTAAAAGTAGGTGAAAGTGCGGAAGTTAGCCTAGAGGCAAAAGAAGCGTATGGTGAATATGTAGACGAAGCTGTCATAGTAGTCCAAAAAACAGAATTCCCAGAAAACTTTAAATTTGAGATAAACAGTTTTATCCAAGGACAAGACCAAATGGGAAGACCAGTACAAGGTCAAGTTGTAAAAATAGAAGAAGAAACAATTAATTTAGATTTAAATCATCCTTTAGCTGGTGAAGATTTAAATTTTAATATCGAATTAGTTGAAGTAGTAGAGTAAAAAAATGTTTAATCTTTTAATTAAATGTCTTGGTAAAAACATTAGTAGTTGACGGAAATTCTTTATTAAATACAGGTTTTCATGGTATTAAAAATATGTATAATGGTGATAAACACATAGGTGGGCTATATCATTTTTTAAATACATTACGAAAACTTATAGATACGTATCTCATAACTAAAGTAGTAGTTTTCTGGGATGGAAAAAATAATACTTCACCTAGAACAAAAATTTATCCCGAGTATAAGTTAAACAGAAAAGCTAAACTTAAAGATTCGGAACAACTAGACTCCTACGCGTATCAAAAATTAAGAGTACAAGAATATCTTGAAGAATTATATGTAAGACAATCCTCTTTTGATTTATGTGAAGCAGACGATTGTATGGCGTATTATTGTGAAAAATCTCAAAAAGAAGAAATAATAGTATTAACTTCAGATAGAGATTTATTACAATTAATTTCACCTAGTGTTTCAGTTCATGTAATTTCTTTAAATAAATTATTTAAGTTTGGAGAAAAAGTACCTTTAAATGGTGTGAATATACCCTCTGCACTACCTATTGTTACACCGGTTCCTACGTTTATTATATCGTTATCACCATCAAGAGTTAAAGTGCCTACTCCAAAAGTACCAACTCCTGCAACATTTAAATTACCACCTACAAATAAATCTCCAAAAGTTGTTGTTAAACCAGTAAATGTAGAGACACCAGCATTTACAACAAGTCCTTTTTGAAAATTAGCTACACCAAAGAATGTGGAAACACCAGTCATTCCAGCAACTTCGCCAACTGAAAGTTGTGAAACCGATGCGATACCGCTAACTACATTAACCGCAGTTT